CAGTTGAAGAAGTAGGATACAACGAAATCAACTCGGAATCAGCACCAACGGGGGCATCATCAAATGTGATACCTGATGGATACTTACCTGGATTTAGACCGTAAACAGATGCCTTGCTGTATTTCAGCGTAGGAGTCCATTGACCTATTCCACCATCAACTGGTGTTACCAAAGCTTCGAATCCGTAAGGAATAGCTGTTACTGGAACAGCGTCTGTATTCATTTCAATACGAATGTTTTTACTAAAATTGACAAACGTACCGAATTCGATAATTTTACCAACAAAGTTGATGTAATTGTATCTGTCACCTATTCTACGAGCAATATAGTTCGAAGAATTCGGGTCAAGATTCAAGTTACTAAAGGTTTCAAGATATGTTGGGCGTTTATCCGTATCACTATAAGCACGAACTGCTAATGTGAATGAACCCCAATCACTACCTGCGACTGTTCCAGCCAACTTAACGCTACTGATTTCAATCTTGAACGACGTATTCGTGTCTGTGCCATCAGATAATGTAAGGCAACGGAATAGACGGAATCTCGTAGGAGCGGCTCCACTCTGCCAAGGAGCAATTTCTTGAGAAACTATCCAAGGAGTTACAGCGTTTGTGATACTATAGGTGCTATCTCCGTTAAGTAAATCACGGGAATAGATATCAGTGAAATCCAATGGAGCACCAGTGAATTCGCCAGATGGCAATATGCCACCTTCAATTTTCCATAGTGTATTATTACCAGCAACTTCAGCAATAGCATTTTCGAATATTCTGTATAGATAAGCGGCTTCAATCTTCTGACCACTTACTTGAGTAGCTGGATTACCAGCCGTTGGGTCGTTACCAAATACATTACTAATGTAATTCGTTTCCGCTTCATCTAATGAGAATTGATAAACACCGTATGGTGTGGCACTATTCGTATTCTTAAGGCTTAAGTCAAAAGACGTAGGAATATTAGTATTTGTATCAGGAGTCAAAGTCGAACCTGAGAATCCAGGAGCTACCAAATCACTCTGACCAGCATATTGAGTATCAGCCAATACAGCCAATAGTCTAATATCACCTGAACCAGAAGTCCATGCTCCATTTGGAAGAACACACGCGTTAAAAGTTACCGAACTACTTACAAATGAACCATTGTAATCGCCGAATGAACCGGATAGAACACCAACAAGTTGAATTGTTGGAGTTCCACAAACACCCACTGAGGCATATATAGAACCACTTATTAATGTTAGTCCCGTGTCAAACGGAGCAGTACCGCCAGCGATAGTAAGAGGAAATGATTTGTTTACAAGAGTAGCAGTAAATGTGCCTGCCGCAACAGATGAAGAAAACGAAGCCGATGCTGCTATACTAGCAGTTAAATTACTAAGAGTTGTTACACCCAATGTGATTGTCTGGTCTGAGTATAGTAAACTTCCACTTAGAGAAGCCGTATCTTGAGACAAATCATCCGCTGCTTGAGATTGGAATTTAATCGTAATAGATGCGGATTGAATGGTATTGATTATGCTGCTAGTTGTAGCACTCCAAAACACACTTTCAGAGTAATTGGATGTTACTGAACCAGATAGATATACAAATGAACTAGGGGCATTTAAGGCACCAAGAGACCCATTTCTACGCCACGTACCCTTCTTAGCCCATACCGCGAACGGGTATTCTTGTTCATATCCAGTCAAACCGCCCACACGAACTACAGTTACTATACCACGTTCATTGAAGTATTCGGTAGCCGTATATGGGCCATAATAGACTCCATCTGGCACACCGAACGCCTTTTGTAATTCATTGACGTTGGTGAATAATGTTGGGGCGAACGCCGGTCCCTTTGGAAACGGAGCAACCACGACACCACCAATATCTGACACACCAGCGGCGATGCCCGATAAATCTAGCTCTCGGGTAAAAACTCCGGGGCTCACTATATTTCTATTAGGAGTAAAAACTCCGCCTTCAGCAATTGACATAATTTAAATTCCTTTCGACTGTTTATTTGTCTTCATAAATTCGCATGAATCTAAATATAAATAGAGATGAATTATTGGAAACATAAAAACTTTAACAAATCGCAAGGAACTTTAAGCGGTCTTAATTTCGGGTATAAACACTCCCTTTTGGATATCTAAAGACCCTTCTCCGTATGATTTAAGAAATTTATCAATTAACAGATTTTCAGCCTTTTTTAGAGCTGCCCATTCTTCTTGAAGTTTATTCTCTCTTTCAACCACACCTTTTACCGCTTCTTCAACCTGCATTTTATCTACATAAAGCAACCCAAACTGGGCTAATTTCTGTTGATATTGTTCTTGTAACTTACGAACTTCGGTGAGTTCAGCATCCGTCATTTTGATTGGTTCTGGCATATAATATATGTAGGGTATTGGTTATGATTATGGTTTTTTTATTTTATAAATACAATTAAGGTGAAGCCGGTATTTCATTTTTTGCCATCAAATAACTTTCAATGTTATAAGCATCCCCGTCCGTTATATTTGAATACACCATCATTTCAAGGAAAGAAAATCCGCCGCCGGTGCCAGCACTATCGGAACCAAGGGTGTATCCGGTTGGACTTTGGGTGCCAGCGTTGCCGCTCGCTAATGACTGAGTTCCATTTGTTCTTATAGTGCATCCTGTCGTTCCTGTATATTTGAAACTTTGTAAGAACCAATTGTTTAGAATTGAAGATGTATGTGATGCTGTTATAGCTCCTGTGTAAGACGAACCACAATATATCTGCGGAGTAGTTCCAGCCCAAATGCCAAGTCGAGTGCCACTAGTTATTCCATCAAAAAGACACGTTGTAGTTGTATTCCCAGGTGGAAGTCTTAGAACCGCAAAGAGCCATATAGGTTTCGTAGGTGTCGTAAAAGCAGCACTATATGCAAATATTCCTCCTTGTGGATACTCGCAATAGATTGATGTCTTATTATTGTTTGGTCCTGTATTATAAACCTTTGAAAATTTTTGGGAGACGGCGGCACTAGTTCCGGCGTGCATATATATATGACGACCCAGTCCAGATATATCACTCATATATCTAACCATCTCTCCATCTGTAGTAACTGGGATTGAACCCCAAGCACTATGAAAACTTCCAGAGTCAGGATACAGCCATAGAATCATATTACCTTGGGCTATACTGGATGATGGATTAAACGATGCTGATATACTACTAGTTACACTCATCAGTGGTGCCATTCGTTGTGCGACTGACGCTGTAGCCGCATATGAAGACAACAATGCCACACCAGCATAACTAGCTGTAGTAGCAAAATCCGCTACACTTGATGATGCTAAATATGTTAGGGTATAACTTGCTGTAATAGGATAGCTAGAAGATGTATCCATAGCTTGAATAAACACTATAGATGACGTATAAGGAAAAGAACCTGTTATAACGAATATCGTATCAGGTGAAGTATCAATATGTAATTCAGATAAATTCGTTCCGCCCACAACTCGTGTGTAAACTTGCGTTACTGTAGGATAATAGATTGATGCCATATTATTTGTAACCTCCACCCAAACCTTGCCTTAATCGTTGAACGGCATTATATAGATTTTCTGTTTCCAATTTTGATAGACCTTGATGAAACGCTACAAAAGATATATATGAAGTAGGAGAATACCAAAGAGCATTAAGGGCACTTTGCATTTGAAATACAGTTAAATTTGCACCACAATTACTACTAGCCACTGTAGCTGAATTTGAACTGGATTGTTGAGTAAATCCTCCTAATGAATTTCCGTTGTAAGCGGTACTTGCTGTAGATCCTGTTCTACTAAATGAAAAAAATCCATATCCTCCAGGAGCAGATGGAGAAGACCATCCACTTGCTAATACAATATTATTTATCCCATAATTTCCTGATGATATAGCATTTTGAATGCCAAAAATGTATGTATAATTTGGAGCCGCTCCTAAAAGAAATGCTCCATTCGTACTTCCAGTATAATGATATACCGATGCACCATGACTATTAGGATTTGAAAATGCATACGGAAACCAAAGACCACAATCTATGTAAAAATTTCCATTTGGACTATAACCGGTAACATTACAATTCGGAGTACCTCCTGATGACACCCAAGACCATACTCCCGGAGATCCAATTCCTGGTCTAAGGGGAGTTAACATTAGTGTCTTATGTTGAGCAGCCGCAGTATTATAAGATGAATAAGGAAAGGTATTTAAGGCTATCATTTTGTCCCAAATACCCGCATTTTTTAAATCGGAAACAAATATATCGTGGGAATATACAAAATTTGTATCCAATGATGCACTATTCGAATATATAGATGTGAGATTATTAATCCATGTAGAAACTTCTAAATTCACTATGGCTGTCGTAGATTCATTCAATCCCAACCTTCTATTTCCTGATTGTATTACATGTACAGCCATAGATTAAAATGTTGCCCTATTAACAAATCCATCAAATACAACCACATTAGCGGTTCCAGCGTAAGCTGATACCGTTAATGAATCTTGAATGATTTTTCCATCCACCAAAAGCGTTCTTCCTGACTTTGATGCTACGGTAAACCTATTAACCGCATTTGGTTCCACCGTTGACCCCCAAAGAATATTGGCTACCACACTTGATGTGGATTCGTTGTAAGCATATAACCACACTTCATCTATTGATGTTGTTCCAGCAGGGGCGGTATGAATTGGCGTTGCAGATGACGACACCGTTCCAGCTATTAAAATCTGTTGACCTGTAACAGATGCACTTAAAGGTAGTTTAATAAAAATTGGCATAATAATACATAGTTGTTATAAAAACATTCTCATTTGAATGGTTGCTTGGCTCTCAAAGGTTGTAGCATAACTAGCTGTAACAGCATAATCCGCTAAACTCATTGAAACCGCCCACGTTAAAGCATAACTCGCAGTAATAGAATCTACAGCATTACCGACATTCGACCCGGACAAGACAATAATCTGGTCAGGAGCAACAT